AATATTTATTGCTGTGTTTGATATGTCCAAATTAAGGTAAATGTCCTTTAATCCTATAATATCATTAGATTCTGGAAACGCTTGTATTTCAACTATGTTATTATCTTTAACTGTTGATGAAATTTTGATAGTATTGAGTATTACTTCACCTTTTACATAATCTACAATACCAGCTGACCCAACAACAACCACTGGATCCTCTGTTGCTGATACAGCAGGTTTAAATACAGCAATATCACCTATTAGATTATTAGGTCTTGGTATATCGGTCAAATATACCTCACCCTCAATACCACTAATACTAAATCCAGTAGATTTGATAGTTCCACCGCCTGGTTTTACATTAAATTGGTTACCAAAGCATAATTCATACTGAGCAGACTGATCTATAAGTGCTTTTAGGTCTCTGCGAATAGTAACCTTCGTAATATTGGAAGTAATTGCTGGATCTGTTTGATCAATAATTCGTTGAGACTCAGAATACTTAAATCTACCACCAAATGCGTTTAAATTAGTAGATTTTCCATATTCAGTGAGAGATGAAATGACTTCTGCCTTAAGTTGGTCTTGATCATCAGTAATACTATTGTTATAATAGACAAAAGACTCTAATTCTACATACAAAATCTTCAAATCTTCAATTCGTTGATTAATTCCAGCGATTGCATACTGTTTTAGTTTGTTTAGTATGTTTTGTTTGGTAAAATCAGATAAGAATGTACCATTTTTAGGTTTTATACTCAAAACTACAGTTCCAAACTCAGGAGGATCTAATTCTTCACCTCCAACAACAGAAACAGACTCCGTATTTGGATAAATTGACTGAATTATTGCTTCATAATCCCTTGGTGTAACTGCTCTGTTCTGTGCGGAGTACATTCTAGGTGCAAAATATCGTATAGAGTCAATTGGTTCGATATCAGTACCATTTCTAGCGGTTTGAGTGGCAATTACTTGTACATTATTTGTAGATGCAATAGAAGTTCCTGCATCATTTACCATATTTCCAGAAAAAGTGAAGAATTTACCTTCATTTCCGTCTTTACCATCAGTTACAATGTAAGAAATATCAATTACATCTCCAATTTCTAGTTTTTTACCAAAAAGACCATCTCCAAAGAGCAATTCATAGGTCTCATTCTTAATTTCTTGTATTAAAAAGACATTTGAGACAGGAGTAACCTCAATAATATTGTCAACTCTAGAAAATGCCAGTCCTCCAGACGATCCAGACTTCCTAACCTCGACTCTAAGCGAATCTAAGTCAATAAATGAGTTGTCAAGAATGAATCTTTGGTCAGAACTACCATTTACAATGAATTTTTTAGTTAAAAGTGTGCCTTGATACACTGTTAACCCAGAAAATTTTCCAGTTCTAGGAGAATTATTACCACCTACTCCTCCAGAATCCAAAGGACTGTTAACTGTGACATCTTCTGGAATAGAAAAAGTATAACTTGTGTTATTTACAGCACCAACTAACGCTAAACCTTTCTTTAAAGTGATAGTATTACTGTCTCCGTTGAATTTATACTCAAAATCAACCACTGCTTCAGCAGATTTTCGTGATCTTGGCACATATCCTATGTTTCTAGCTAAAGAAACGACATTTTCTCTTAGTGTTGCTGAGTCCAAAAAGGATTCATTAGCAACCATATTGCTATTAAATGCAGTTATATACGAATTATACGCTAAAATATCAATTATAATCGCCATATTTGACCCTTCAAAGTCAAAATCTTTAAAATCAGAGTTAGCTCTTAGGTAATCTTTGACAGATTCCTTAATTTGATCGAAATTTAAGTTAGTAAATTTAGTAAATGGCATTCTTTATTACCTAGATGATTCCAACATAAAGTCAAATGCTTGAGTTGGGAAGCTTTGACCTACAATATCGTATGAAATAAACACTTCAAATGTATTTTCGTCTGGTCTGGGGTCTACTCTTACAAGAGTATTTGCTATACGACCCTCAAATCCTCTTAAAACATCAAAAATTTGCTGAGTTATGACACTTGCAGTACCATAATCAACAAAATCGAATAGAGATCTAGTCACATCTGTACCAAGATTAGATTGAAAAGGTCTTTCTCCATCTATAGTTTGGACTAAATTCCTTACAGCTCTCTTAATCGCGTCCTCATTTTTAAGGACTCGTATATCTCCAGAAACAGGGTGTGGCATAAAAGAAAGATCTATGTCTTTAAATGCCTTGGAATTTGCCATGCCATGCAGCGGCTCTAGGTATCTCGATTATTTATACCAGTTTCCGTGAGATTTTAGATTAGTCCCATTCTTCAGAGTTATATGGTGGATTTGGTTCATTATAATTAGTCTTCTTTTTTTCCTTTATATCTACTCCATCTAACAAATCTGATAACTTCTTACATCTCTCTGCAGCAATTTCATGATGATTGCCCCTATTTCTAATACTATTCATTATAGTATTGTATATGTCGTACTCATCTGCCTCGGAAGTAATGGCATCATAGATTGCTTCATCTAATGCAGACAAAGCATAGTCCTTATATTCTGTGTCATCACTCACAAGATGTAGATGCCTTTTTTTCTTTTCAGTCATTCTTTGTTCCTTCTGCGTCTGAAGTGTTCGTCAATTCTTTTCTTTCCCCAGTACATTCCATACAACCATACTGTAAATAGGAAACCTTCAACCCATCCTAGAGTCTCCCATGCCCATTTTAAAAATTCCCAGAAATTCATTTTTTACCTTGTCCTCTATATGGTTTACGAGCAGCGTTTCGGGCGGTGCTAGAAAATTTTGAGTGTTTTCCTTGTCCTTGTCGAGTCTTTTTGGGGATTCTTTCAATCCACTGACCACCTGATAAGTTTGTAAATGTTTTAGCCATTAATTTCTCTCATAGTATGTGATATTGTCGATGGGTCTGGATAGTTCTTTGTATAATAGGAATAAGCATAGTCCTCTAAGAGATCCAGAAATTCAGTTTCACTTATATCGGTGTGCTTCTCAACTCCACCGATATAGATTGTGTAAACTGTCTTTGACATTATATAACTCTCATCTTCTCATGACCCACTCTTATACGAGGATCACACCATATCTCAAATCCTGATTCTATTGCATCAAGACAGAAACTCACATCTTCCCCACACATATCTTGAACATCGCCCGATTCAAATACCTGCATCTTAGGAGCAAACCAAGGATACTTCATACCTTCATGTTCAAATACTCCCTTCTTAATCAGACACCAACCAAAACCAGTGTAATCGACAGTAAATGGTTTCTTACGCTTAGTCATGGTCTCACCTGTTTCGTGATTCATAACTCCACCATTATTACGGAAGTCGCCTTCATCTAACCAGTGAGCAACGCTAGTAGTACGACCATCTTCTGTCATATACCAACCTGCAGCAATGTCCTTATCCATAAGAACGAGTTGTAAGAACTTCTCTGTTCCATAGACGATATCACTATCAATCCATAATTGGTAGTCGTAGTTTAGTTTGCCATCCCAAGGTATCTGATCAGGTCCTCTAAGAACATTCGCCCCTAGACACTTACACCGAGCAAAGTTGACCATACTACTATAGTCTTGAGATATCTGTATACTCGCCCCATGCTGAACTAAGTCAAAACAAAGTTGAACGAAACTCTTTAAGAACTGAAATGAGCATCCACGACCAGGCATACAAAAGACAATTGCCTTGCCCTTTAACATCTCCCATGCTTTATCATAATCCCATTCGGGTTCTTTAGTCTTCTTTGGTGTTTTCGCCTTAACAGTAAATCCTTTAGCCATAATGAATAATGTACTTCATATATTATAACAGATTATATAGGCACAGTCAACGACCCCCTATTTCATTCTAGAAACACTCCGTCACTTTCTACGGTCATACTAACCTCAGTATCTTCATACCAATCAAACTGGTTGCATATGCTCTCAGGCAAATCTAATACTAACTTGTCCTCTACAGGATCGAACCTTATAGCAATTTTTATATTCTGGATATTTTTTTTCACAAAACGAATCCTGATGTTCGTTTTTATATATTGGATATTTTTTTTCTAGAGAGATATAGCAAGGTCGAATTGGGTCGTTTATAGCTTACAAAGGTTCCTTCGATTTAAACCGCATCACAAAACCACGATAACATATAAGGCACGAAATTAGGTGTCAATTTGTGTTACTTAGTGTCCATAATTACAATAATAATTATTACTTAGTGATTCATAATAGTCTGTGCGAGAGTAATAATCAAGGTCATCATTATCATCGGAATTGTTATTACTTTCTCCATAATCTTCAAAGGTTAAGTAATACTCTGCCATACGATTGCAATACCTCAGTGTTAATAACTGTATTATAGCAAAGTAACTGGCAGATGTCAAATTACCCTGCCTAATTAACAAGAACTGTGAGGAAATTGTGACCTCTGTGTAATATTATAATCTGATACTTGACATTTACTTGAATCCATAGTACACTCGCTTAACTAACAACAACTCCGTACATTTACACACATTAATTAACATTTACTGAGAGAAGAATAAAACACTCATGTATATTTAAAAAGGTATTTAATAACTTTCCGTATATACTCACAAACACTCATGTATGCCCCTTAAATGACACTCAGACGGGTTTAATCTGTGTGTGGTTTGTATATATCTTCTAGTGTACTTTCTTCCTTAATTAACACTAACTGTTTCTGTTCATTAGGATAAACTAACAGGCAACACTTAGTCATTGGTTGTAAAGAATGACCACACACATTTTTCTTTACACTTACACAAACAGTTATATATTGTTCACTTATAAAGTCAACAATTCCACGCATTTTATCGGGGAATTCTACATAGTTTCCTTTGGTAAATTGCATCTTAGTTGATAATCAGTTGAATCAATTAGGTCTGTTATGTGTAAAGGTAAAGGCACATTATTTTTTGCCCACTTACTTTTATAATTACCAAGTAGCACTCTAAGTATACTTAACTGTTCATGACTAAGTTGTACATTGTATAACATAATTGTATTTAATTGTTATTAGTTAGTGATAGAACATAACACTCGTCAATATCTATATCCTCTTCTATTATAGCACATATTCTATTAATATCTTTTTCTGAACTTTGCTCGGTATGTAATAACCAACCATCGTATTCTTCCTGGTAATTATCATTTTTTAGGGCGATTCCCAACTCATCTTCATATTTAGATAGGAAATTAACTAAAGAATATTGATTATAACTATCGGCAAATATGACCACTAAAGTAGCACTAACCCCTGTGAAATACTCAATTCCAGATGATAATTTATCCATACTTAATTTACTCTTTCTAGGCATTATAATAACCCCCACTTAATTGGTAAATAATTATCATTGTGATATCTCTCTAATTCATCCACTTCCGCAAGAAATATAAACTCTTCACAAAAATACTGAACTGAGATATTACCCAACTCTTCACACGCTCTAAACATTTCGCCGATCTGACCATTATTTAATCCTAGTATGTCAATACAGTAAGCAATATCTCTTTCGATCTGTGTTTTCTTCTTTTTGTTGAATTCGGGCAACTGTGGTTCTCTTTTCATTTTAAAAATCCTCCTCTTTGTTGAATAGTTGATAGTAAAGTTCAGATTTGAGATCGAAAAACTCGAACCCATCGCCTGATTCATAGAGTTTTAAGATCTCTTTGTATGTTTCGTAATCCATATTAACCCACCCACTCAAGTTTGAACTCATCTAGAATGATATCCCTTACTCTCTCTCTGTCTAGTGAATCGCCATCGCCCCAACTGTAATAAGGATTGCCAGTTTTCTCTGCTTCAATTATTTTGTCTCTGTATATAAAAATAGCGTCAAAGATGTGCTTTTTTGTTAATCCCTTGATAGGATATAAGGGGTCTTCAGTACCGTAGAATGACCAAACATAATCTACGAAATCAAAAAGTTTGCTGTATGCTGACATAATTTAAAGAATGATAAAGGATGATTGAAAGAAAGAAGTAAGCGGTTGATTTCATTAATCTATTGCTAGTTCCATACCGCTTACGAAGTCCTCGCTTACATTTTTGTAAGATACGAACCACTCAAAGTTTTTCTGAAAAACTCTCATACCGTATGAAAACTCATCTAATAATGCATTGAGTCTAGATTTAGTTGTATTGGATTGCCAACCGCCATCTTTGATGATGATTGAATTGCTCATTACTGTTGCGATATGATTGCCATGTAGGTAAACTTCAGCATCGCCATCGAAGTGCTTAACTGTAGTATTGGATGATGAGAAGTTATTGCCTGACCTGATTGCTTGATTCATTTGTCTTTCAATTTTTCTCATGTGTGTTACCTGTGTTTGTTTGTTACTCTTATTATAACCAATAAAAAACCCCGAATGGGGTTTTGTTGTGACACTAATATTATTGGCACAAATCATCAAATCTCTGCCTAGTTTCTGCTTCTATCTCTGGTATAATACCATTGATAGAATTTTGCTCAAGTGCATATAACTGGTCATCAGTTAAATTATTTTTGTCTCTATATT